CTGTAACTCAGTTCTCTTATGACTTCTCAACATACTTCCGTGGCACATTCTTCTGCTCTGCTCCTGCATGGAACGGCGCAGTTTCAGGAATTGTAAACGCGTAATTAACAACTGAATAAGGCGGGAGGGTGCGTTTCTCAAGGAGCGCACCCTTCCTTTATTCAATAAGGAGGCAGCATGGCAAGATGGGTAGCACCTGATAAAGGTGTGAAAGAAACAGTTATTGGCAACGCAACCTACCGCCCCGATCGCGGTGGCATTTACACGGTAGACAACGCCAAGCACGCAAAGTTAATGAAGGCTGAAGGTTATTTCGAGGCGGCATTAAATCCTTATGACAGTAAAGACGGCCAAAGAGGATTTACTTGCGTAGAATGTGGCTTCGGTAGTTGGTTTGCATTGTGTTCACGGTGCGGGCATAACAATTCCAGCGATACTCCTACGGATGGGAATTCATAAATGGCAACGGGCGTAACAACAGACACTTTCTCTGAGCAGTCATACTTGACCGTTCAGGAATACAAGAACGCGCCCACCTCAATCGACTATGACAACCTGGTAGTTGGCGGCAACGCAACAGCCCAGGATGCCGAACTTAAGAATGTGATCCTTCGGGCTTCGTCTTATATGGATGAATACCTGAACCAAAATGTGGTGGCCAACCGAGCCACAGAAACACAGCGAGTCCGCCTGAACAACATGGGCTACATCGCTTTACATCCAAACCAAAGCCCGATCATCTCGCTGGAGAGTTTCTACTACGGCGGCTCTCCAACCAACTTAGTGGCGTTGCCTGATCCATCTCAATGCTGGTTTGAAGAGCAGCAGATCCTTGTCCCGCTATCACAAATGGCAACCACTTATTCCTCTGCGGGACCTTTGGCTTTTGGCCCTGGGATCGGTGGCTCCCAACAAATCTTTACTAAGTACACCTATGTGGCTGGCTTTGCCAATACAACCGTTGTTTCAGGAACCGCAGGGGCTTCCACAATCGTTGTGGCCGATCCAATCGGCATCATCCCTGGCGAAATGCTGCGTATCTCAGACGGCGCAAGCAGCGAAACCGTCTATGTAAGTTCAACTTATACCTATGGAAACGCAACCATTTCTTTGGTTTCACCCCTTGTTTATACCCATGCTGCGGGCGCTGCGATCGGCAATATGCCTAACGCAATTAAGCAAGCGTGCATTCTTATTACCACCGCGTTCATAAAGATCCGTGGCGACAACTCTCTAACCATGAACATCACAACTCAACCGCAGGGAAGCATCCCTGGATCGGCTCGTTACGGCGGAGAGATTTCGATGGCATTGAGCATGGTCGATAAGTACCGCAGGATCAGGTAATGGCAGGCCGCGTAGGGGTCAGAAACACGCTCGCTGCGTTTATTTCCAACCCGCAAATCACAAACCTGAACCAAGTCTTTACTTCCTTTCCCAAGCGCATCAACTATCAGATCAATTCACAGCCTGGTCAGTTGACCCGCTCGGCCGTTGTTATTTTCATCGCGGCTGAAACGGAAACACGCCTGGCTATCGGCGGCGCTCATAGCGGTTGGAAGCGCGTGGATTACACATTAGTTTTGCAGGTTTATACCCACTCGATGCATCGCAATGCCGAGGATGTAATGGATGATTTTGATGTGTTGATCGACAACATCAAAGAACGACTGCGTTCCGACCACAATTTTGGCGACCCAACGGGTAATCTAGTGTGGCAAGGAGCCGAACCGATCATCAACGCACGCTACGGAGAAGTGTCCACTACCAATGAGGGCGCTTCCGAGGTGTTTGCTGAGATAGAATTCGATGTTACTGAAATGATCCAAGCATAAGGAGCAACATGAAACTGAAATACAACGGAACAGATGAACGAGTGTTCCCATCGCTGGGGATCACAGTAAAACCAGGTGACGAGTTTGACGCACCCGAAGGCTTTACTCATCCTGATTGCGCAGCACCAGGAGCAGCGAAGCCAGCAGCAATTCCAACACCAGCCCCAACCAAGTCTGCCGCGTCAGACAACGACTCTAAGGAGAGTGAATAATGTCAGTACAGCAATCCGTACGCTCGTACCTGGGTATCGCTAAAGAAGCAACCAAGGGTACGATCGTTGCACCTACAGATTTTATCCCAGTAGCAAAGGACAACATCAAGCCTGTTGATGTTATTGATCCGCTCTACGACACAGGCCTTCGTGGGTCCAATGTTGTGAACTACGCTTATCTACCTGGCCGCACACGCTCGACTTTTGACTTTGGCGGCGCAGTATTTGCCGACACAGTTGGATACGGTCTTGCAGGACTTCTTGGTTCTGTTGCTACAACAGGCGCATCAGCACCTTTCACACACACAATTTCTCTAAAGAACAGCCTTACATCAGGCGTAGATGATCAGCCAATCTCATACACATTGACTGACTTCTATTCTGCTGATGTTCGCTCATATCCAGGATGCCAGTTCTCAGACTTCTCTTTGAAGTTTAACGCTGACGGAATGCTTGAGTACGACACAAAGACAACAGGCTGGGCATCAAGCGCAGTCGCAGATCCAACTCCAACCTTCTCAACCATTCTGCCTACTCAGGTTTGGCGCGGCACAGTTTCCATTGGAGGCGCTGCGGTTTCCAACTCTATGACAGGCAACATCGACATGGCGCGATCCGTGACACCTGTTTACGGCATCAGCAACACTCAAAACCCATACAACATTTTCTTGGGGCCTTTGGAAGTAACAGGCAAGATCACATTCATCATGGAAGATGACACAGAACTAACTCGTTACCTCAACAACTCGCAACCAGCCATTGTTCTTAACTGGGCATACGGCGCTGGCGCTGCGGCAGTTCAAATCCAAGCCACAATCACTAAGGGCGCTTACACAGCAGCCGTTATTGAGCGCGGCGAGGACTTCGTTCAGGTTTCAATTGATCTAAACGGCCAAGGCAACACAACTGACGCTGGATCAACAGGTGGTTTTGCACCAATCAAGTGGGTTCTACAGAACGCGAAAGCATCAGGAACCTACGCCTAAGTCCAAGAGCAGGTGGGATCGGTTGATGGCGACCGCCTTCCCGCCATCCCACCCACCTGCTCTCTATAGGTTATGATTTAGGAAGGCAAACAATTAGGAGGCAAAAATGTCAGAAAAGTTAACACTACCTTCAGGCGCAACCGTGACTTTGAAGGACCCTAAATCATTACGCGTTAAAGATCGAAAGCGTGTACTGAAAACCGCAGATGTTGAAGGCGGAGATTTAACTCGCGCTCTTGCATTAGGCGATGCGTTGATTGCGATGTTGATCGAGGAATGGTCTCTAGACCTTTTGATTCCCGCTCTTAAAATCGACAACCTTGATGAGTTAGAAATGAAAGATTACGATGCTTTGGTTGACGCTACAAAGGATGCGCAGAAGTTTCTGTTCCCTTCCTTGGGCGACACACCTGAGAACGAGCAAGACCCAAAAGCGGGTACCGACAACTCGAACGCTTAAGGTGGTGGCTTGAGGGTGGCGAGCGCCGACCTGATTTAGATTACCCCGATGAGGAGTGGTACTACTTTCAGTTCGCTGATCGCTTTGGATGGACACCCGCGCAAGTGGATGATCTACCCGCAGGAACCGCTGATTGGTTGTTGGGAATAGCAGCAACTGTAACTAAGATGCAAAGCGAGGTGCGTGAGTGACATTTGAATTCACAAACCTGCCTAAAGTCTTGGCCGCTCTTGGTAAAACAGAAGCCGATGTAAACAACGCCGCTCGCTTTGCGATCGGTATGGCTGCGGCCGCAGTTGAACGCCAAGCCAAAAAGAATGCAAATACAGGAACGCACCCTAGAGGCCAGGGACATATTCCAGGCACAGGTCCTGGTCCCAATGTTATGACTGGTAACTTGCGGCGTTCTATTTACTCGCAAACCAAGATCGGCTTTGGACAAAGTTATGTTGCAGAAGTTGGCGCTTCGATGGTTTATGCACGCGCCGTTGAAATGGGGCTTCCTGAATGGAAATCAGGAGTAAAATACCCGTATCTTGTACCTGCCGCAGAAAGTCTGAAACAATCAGGCGCACTCAGTAGGACATTCATTGGCGCATTTTCATCGTATTTGAGGAGTTAATAGATGGCATCAACAATCCCGCCAATCCTCATTCAGATACAAGCAGATGTAACTCAGTTAAAAGCGGGGCTTGCCCAAGCGCAAAACGCGATCAAGGGTGTAGATGACAATGTAAAAAAGGCCAGCGGTGGCATGACCAACTTTGTGGGCAACCTGAAAAAGGTGGGCGCTGCACTTGGTGCTACTTTTGCCGCATCTCAAGTTGCAGCATTTGCCAAAGAGTCAATTATGGCAGCCAGCAACATGGAAGAGTCTCTATCAAAGGTACGAGTTGTCTTTGGCGAAGGCGCTGCCGAAGTAGAAGCCTTTGGCGCAAGCGCCGCGCAGAACCTTGGTATTTCTAACCAGGCTGCTTTAGAAGCCGCTGGAACTTACGGCAACTTATTCCAGGCGTTTGGTTTGGGCCAAGGCGAAGCCCAAAAGATGTCAACTAATCTTGTTCAGTTGGCCGCAGACATGGCTTCCTTTAACAACACATCCATCGATCAAGCCATCACCGCTTTGCGATCAGGTCTTTCAGGTGAAACAGAACCGCTAAAGAAGTTCGGCGTTGCCCTTTCAGAAGTTCGTCTTAAAGAGGAAGCCCTGCGCATGGGTTTGATTAAAACAACAAGTGGAACTTTGCCTGTTGCGATTAAGTCCCAGGCTGCTTACTCATTGATCTTAAAAGACACAGCACTTGCCCAGGGTGACTACGCACGCACCGCCGATGGAACTGCAAACACCATGAAAACCCTGCAAGCCAAAATTGAGGATGCAAAGGTAGCGTTGGGCGAGGCGCTTATGCCAGCCTTTAGAGGTTTGTTAAAAATATTAGAATTACTTATTCCTGTTTTAACTAAGATCGGTGAGTTCTTTAAGAACAACCAAGCCGAAGTCAAAGCCTTTGCCATCACGGTTGGAGTGCTTGGCGCTGCTTGGGGTGCTTACACCGTGTTTGTAAAGGCAGCAATTATTCAACAGAAAATTCTCAACTTGGTTCAGAAACTGAACCCGATCGGCTTGATTGTTATTGCCGTGGGGCTTCTTGTTGCTGCCATGGTGAAACTATGGAACAGCAATGAGTCCTTTAGAAAAGCCGTGATTTCTGTGGCCAAAGTTGCTCTCAATGCTTTTGCTTCAATCATACCTATGGTTGGCCAGGTCTTTGAAGCGATCATGAAAATCTCAACAGGGCCACTTCGTCTTTTACTTTTGGCGCTTTCTAAACTTCCTGGAGTGGGCAAGTACGCAAAAGCAGGACTTGACTTAATGAATAAAGGCTTGAACGGTATCAGCGACTTTGCCAATGCCGCGTCAAAGAAAGCCAAAGAATTATCTGCTGGTTTAGACAAGATGGGTGCGGCTGCTGAAAAGAACGGCAAGAAGGTAGAGAAAGCAACTAAGGGTGGAAAAGGCAAGCCTGGCGTAGTTGATCCAAAAGTGACAGAAGCGGCAAAGAAAGCGGCCGAGGAAGCAAAAGATCGCGCTGAAAAGATGCTTGATATTGAAACAACATTTATTGAAAAGTCCATTGAGGCGCATGAAAAGTATCAAGAGAAGGTTGCTGATCTACACAAAGCCTACGGTGAAGCAATTGCAGAAGCCGAGGAAGCAGACCGCGAGCGCCGAGCCGATGCACAGAAAACTTATGATGCCGCTGTAACTGATGCTCAGAAGGCACACACCCAAGCCATGGTGGACATTGCTAAAGACTATGCAAAGAAAACCGCAGACATTGAGGCAACCCTTCAAAGAAAACTGGTGGATCTAAAAAAGGCGGCGGCTGACAAGTCTGCTGATCTGCGCGTTAAGGCTGCTGAAAAAGAAGCATCAATTATCCAGCAGTCTGTGGATCGCTTGCGTAGCGCTTTTGCATCAGGTACATCTTTCAGTTTGACCGAGGCTTTCAAGGGTAAAACTTCAGGCGGGTTCCTGGAGCAAATGAAAAAGGAACTGGAAGCGGCTAAGAAACTACAACAAGGCGCTGCTTATCTTGCGGGCGAAGGTTACGCACAGACCTTTATTGAGCAAGTTGTAAAGGCTGGACCTGAAGTTGGCAATCAGATGATCGATGAATTAAAGAAATCATCACCTGAACAACAGAAAGAAATCCGCGAGACCTTTATGGATCTCGAAGGCATCCAAGACACAGGCTTAGACGCTTTGGCTAAGTCCATGAGCAACGGAGCAAACCTAGCCACATCTGAATTGCGCCAGGCTTACGATCAAGTAGCAATTGATCTCAAGAACTCTTTGGCCGAAGTTGACATGGAGTTAATGAACTCCTTGGCAGAAGCCAACGCCGAGTATGCCCGCGCTATGACCGAAGCCAAGGTTGAACGCGATGCTCGTATGCTTGAGGCGGCCACACAACTACAGACCGCGATCGCGGAAGCCAAAGCACGCCTTGAGGCTTCTCTTGCTGAGTCTGCTGCAATATTACAAAAGGCCCGCGAGGAAGCACAAAAGAAACTCAATGAAGGATTAGCCGAAGCCCAAAAGGTTCTACAGAAGGCTTTGGTTGATGCTCAACTTGCTTATCAAAAGGCAATTGATGAGATTTCTGCAACCACAGCGCAAAAGTTAGCCGCCCTTAAAGCGCAATTGGCTGCGGTAGCGGCGGCAACTGCTGCCTTGGCTTCTGCAAGCAGCGCTTATTCATCTGCCGCTTCTGCAAAGATTACAAACACACCATTTGTGACAGGTGGTACTAACTCAAAGGGTGGAGTTGGCAACACTCCTTATGGTCCAACCACAAACAACAACATCAGTATTACTGGAGTCAATCTTTCTGATCCTTATGCAACAACCACTAGCGTGGTGAACGCAATCAAGTTTGGAAATGTTGTAGTTCCTACCGCACCTAGCAAGTTGGCTGCTGGTGAAAGCGGCGCAATTGGTGCTGCTTCAATTAAGGCTCGAACAATTACATTAAATAGTGGAGGCGGCGGCGGCGCTCCAAGAGGGGCTATGGTCACCTGATGCCAGCAGTAATAGCCAATTATTCGTTCTCATTCAACAACCAGGTCTTTGGCGGAACAGGATCGCCTTATCAAATCTTGAGCGTTGATGGGTTAGAAGGTTTGCCTGGCATCCGATCTCAAGATGACAACAGAGGCTACGCAGACGGTATGTTCTCGGGCCGTGACTTCCTTGGCGGCCGATACATTACAATGCTGGTTCAGATCTTGGCTAACAGCGGGGCATCGGCTCAAACAAATTTCAACACTCTTCAGTTGGCCCTTTTGCCACAGGCAAGCGGCACAACGCCTCTTTACTTTATCTTGTCCAATGCAGCAGGCGAACAGGTCATAAACGCCCGTGTACGAGGCTTGAGTGCCTCTGTGGACCCTAACTACACCTACGGCTACATCGTGGCCCAGGTCAGTTTCTTTTGCCCTGATCCTCGGTATTACGACTCCAACACTCAAACCGCAACTCTGAACTACACCCCGCCTGGAGGCAGAACTTATAACCGCGTTTATAACCTACTGTATGGCGGCGGATCAGTATTAATTACGACCAACATTGAGAACAACGGCTGGACCGACACCTATCCAACCATTGTGTTAAACGGCCCAATCATTAACCCGATCTTGGGCAACCAAACTGAAAACTTGGCTCTGAACTTTACTTGTTCACTCACTAACACAGATTTCTTAACCGTAGACTTATACAATAAACTAATCACTTTAAACGGAAACCCTGCTCGAAACTTGCTGGCTTCGGGTCAATGGTTCTCTGCGCAACCAGGTACTAACTTGTTCTACCTAACAGGCAACGCAGGTAGTACAGTAGTGGGTGTGACAGGTGCAACTGTGACTTGGCAATCGGCTTACATTTAGGAGAATAAATGACAGTTAGAACCCCGCCCAGTTGGTTGCAGAACGGCTCTCACCCTGCTGAAAACGATCGCCTTACAACCCAGGCGCTTTGGGCCACCACAGGTATTATCAACAGCGCTTCTTTACTTGTCACGCAAAACACACCTCCTGGTCTTTCTGTTGTTGTTGCATCAGGTTGGGCAGCAATTGTTGGAACTACGCAAGCCAACATGGGAACTTATGTAACCTACAACGATGCAAGCAGCGTTCTTTCTTTGAACACCGCAAACCCAACTAACCCACGCATTGATCTTGTTTGCGCAACTGTAAATGACGCGTATTACACAGGATCGCTAAACAATGTTGTCCTTCAGGTTGTTGCGGGAACCCCTGCGGGATCTCCTGTGGCTCCATCGCTTCCAGCCAACTCAATCACCCTGGCAACTGTAGCCGTTGGTGCGGGCGCAACTGCAATCACAAACGCCAACATTACAGACACACGCGTTCTTGTAACCACAAACATTCCTGAGTCAGGTGACATCAGCGCGGTTGTGGCTGGCACAGGACTTTCAGGTGGTGGCACTAGCGGATCAGTAACTTTGGCTATCAACACAGCCGTGACTGCCGATCTAACAACGGCACAAACTTTGACTAATAAAACTATTGACGCAGCAAGTAATACTTTGACTGGAGTAGTCACTTTAACTGGAACTCAAACTCTTACTAATAAAACATTAACTTCGCCGCTTATAAATTTAGGCATAAATGCTCAAACAGGAACCACTTACACAACTGTTCTAGCCGACAACGGTAAACTTGTAACGCAA